GATTCCGAACAGGCGCGAGCCTACTTCCAGGGCGCGCTCGATCGCGGCGACCACAAGGGCGCGTCCGAGGCCCAGGTCCTGCTCTCCGACGCCCGAGCGAACCTTCTGCGGCTGATGGAGATGCGAGAGGGCGTCGTCGCCGAGGCGCAGCAGCAGCCACAGCAGCAGCCGCAGCCGAGGCAGGCGCCGCAACCGCAGCGCCAGTACGCGGACCCTGCGCAATTGATGCAGGCCAACGTCCAAAACCTCTCCGGCCACCTCGACCGAACCGGCTTCCCGAAGAGCGCCGCGTGGATCAGAAGCCACCCAGAAATGGTCAAAGATCAAACGGCGATCAACGCGGTCGACGGAGCGCACAGCTTTGCCGTCAACACGCTCAAATTGATCCCCGAAACGGACGCCTACTTCGACAAAATCGAGGAACTGCTTGGCGCAGGAGAAGACCGACAGATGACACAGACCCGCCAGGGCCAGCGCCAGATGGGCCAATTGCAGCGCAACATGGCCGCGCCAGCCCGCGCCGAAGCGCCAAGCTTGCGCACCGGCCGCACGCGCGGCACGGCGGTCGCGCTCACCGCTCGCCAGCGTGAGCATGCCCGCGACGTCCTCGGCATGAGCGACGACGAATACGCGGCCGAGCTGCTCGACGCTCAGTCGCGCGGGAAAATGTTGGGAGCGCGATCATGACCCTTCGTACCAACGGCGACGAGGAGCCGGCCGGCTTCATGGGTGCTAGGCGTCCAGGCATCCGAACTGAAGAAGAAGCCCGCCCTGGCTACGTCGACCACGCCGAGCGTGCGCGGCTTAGGATCTCCGAGCTGCGCGCCCAGTACGGCGATCTCGATGACGAGGGCGATGGCGATCTCTACCTCGACCGCTTCTATGCCGAAGCGCCTCCCGGCTGGAGTTACGAGTGGAAAACCCACACGGTCTTCAATAAGACGTTCCCCCATTACACAAATCAACTGCTTAGGAGTGGTTGGTCGCCGGTCCCGGCGAACCGGCACCGTGAGCTTCTCTTCCCGGAATATACTGACGAAAGCATCATCCTCGACGGTCTCATGCTCATGGAGCGGCCCAAGGAGTTGACAGATCGGCGCAGAATGCGCGAACGTATAAAGGCCACCGAACAGGTGCGTACTTCCGAGGCGAAGTTAGTTGAGGCGCCACCCGGGACGGCGCCGCGCGATCAGCACCGGAAAACGCATCCACGGGTGGGGTCCACCGTCGGTCCCATAGGCATTCCCGACTAAGGGCGGTAGGTGAGGGTGCGGCGCTCGTGCCCTCGCTTGAAAGAGCTGCAAGTCACGTCCGGCGCTCGGTGTGACGAACCCTAAATCCCCGCAATCGCGGAAGGGATCGTCATGAACCCAAATGCGCCATTCGGCTTCGCTGACTCGCACCGCCTCGGCGCCGCCGTCAATTATCAAATGTCGCGGCGCTGGATCGCCGCCACCAATCCCACGCAAATCTTCTCGGGCGACCCCGTCGTCTCGCTCCCGACCGGCTACATCAATCAAGCCGCCGCTAACCCCGGCCCTGGCGGCCAGCAGATTACCGGCATCTTCATCGGCTGCGAGTACATGTCGATCTCGCAGAAGAAGTGGATCGCCTCGCCATGGTGGCCGGGTAACGATGCGGTCCTCTCCGGCACCGGCTTCGACGTCCACGCCAAGATCATCGACGACCCGCTGACCGTCTTCAGAGTGCAGGGCAACGGCCAGATCACGCTCGCGATGGTCGGCATGAACGCCGTGTATGCGTTCCCCCCCGGCGGCGCGGGCAATACGATGACCGGCCGCTCTGGCGCGACGCTCGACGTCGTCGTCACCCCGCCGGCTGCGGGCGCCCCTGGGTCGCAGCCCTTCCCGTTCCGGATCGTCGACCTGATTCGCGACCCGCCGGGGAGCATCGGGACCGATACGACGAGCCCCTTCAACTGGGCTTACGTCACCTTCAACAATCAAGATTACAAGTCCCTGACGGGCATCTGAGGAGGATCTGACATGGCCGTCTCAGTCGCCCAGGCTTATGACCTCCTGTTTCCCGGCCTCCGAAAGGTGGCTGGGCAATACAAAGACATCGACCGGATTTACCCAAAAATCTATAAGGTCGATAAGTCGAACATGTCGGTCGAGCGCACCGCCTCGATGCGCTACCTCGGTCTTGCTGCCCTGAAGAACGAGGGCGGCCCGACCACCTTCGATAATCAGGCCGGCGAGAGGTATGTTTATAATCAATACCACAAGGAAATCGGCCTCGGGTACGCCTTCACTCGAAAGATGATCGACGACAACCTGTACAAGAGGCAATGGCAGCCATCGAACCTCGGGCTGCAAAAGTCTTTCAATCAGACCAAGGAAATCTACGGGGCCTATCCCCTCAACAACGCGACGGTTTACGACCCCACGATCCTGGGGGATCAGCAGCCGCTCTGCTCGCTCAACCATCCAATCGACACGGGCGTCGTTCCCAATCGCTTCCCCGTCGATATGGACTTGAACGAGGCCTCGCTCCTCAACGCCCAGGCTTCGATCCGTGGGGTCTTCCGCGACAATGCCGGACTGCGCATGCAGGCCCGCGCCCGCAAGCTGGTGGTGCCGATCGCGCTCGAACCGATCGCCATCCGGTTGCTCCGCACCGTCTTGCGGCCGGGGACGAACGACAACGACGTCAACGCAATTCCGGAGACGTCTGGCGGCATCCCCGATGGTCACCTCGTCCACGACTACCTGACATCGCCGACCGCATGGTTCGTCATGACCGATCAGGAGGGCTTGCTGTACCTCCAGCGCGTGTCCTTCGAGCTGGATATGCAAGTGGACTTCACGTCGGACAACTTGCTGGTCAAGGGCTACGAGCGCTACAGCTTCGGCTATTACGACTTCCGGGCCATCTGGGGCTCGTTCCCGACCCAGTGAGGGCACCATGGCGCAAGCCGCTTCCACCGGCCCTCTGATCTCGCTTGGCGGGTTCGCTGGCGCGCCTAATGGCGGCCCGCCTGCCGAATACTCGAACGAGATCGGCCCGTCGATCTTCTGGCAGGGCTCTGGCCTGCTCTCCATGGCCGGGAGCGGCTCGAAGGACAAGAAGGGCGCGGGCGGTTTCCCGGCCCTGTTCATGTCCGACAGCATCCTGGCGCTCAATCAGGTCATTCAGCCAGCTGGCGTCGCTTTAACTGTGGCCGCGAACGCTGCGTCGGGCGTGCCCCTTCCGCTCGCCACGGCCTATGCGCCCGGTGTGGCGCCGGGTACGCCGGTTCCAAGCGGCGCGTTCGGCGTCGGCATCGAGACCGGCTTCGCGGTCGGCGCGACGGCGGCCGGCGTCGCCACCGTCAACATCACCGCCAACGACAAGTGGCGTTTCTCGCCGAATCTGTTCCTGTCGATCGCGGGTGCCGGTCTGAACGGCGCGATGCTGTTCACCAAGGTCACGGCGATCGGCGGTCCCGGCGTTAACAGCATTACCGTCTCGCCCCCTCCGCAGGCCACGCAGGCCGCCGCCGCGATCGGCACCTATTTCGGCGACCCCAGCGCCTACGGGTTCGCGGTGCCCCGGGCCTATTCGGCCTTCATGAATGGCGGCGCTGGCCGCTTCCTGATGCCCGATTGCGGCTGCGCGCGTGGCGTGGGCGTGGTCGGCGTCGCGGGCGGCGCGGCGGGCAATATCCTGATCCAAGGCCTCGACACCTATATGCGCTTGCAGAGCGAGATGGTCGCTGTCCCGGCCGGCGCGGCTACCACCTATGGCCGAAAGACGTACAAGGTCTTCCTTGCGGCCATTCCGCAATTCACCTCCGCCAACAATTACACCGTGGTCACTTCCGATCTAATCGGCCTACCTCTTTCGGTCCTGCCCAACCAGCCGCAGCCGACCGTCACCGAGGCTGGCGCGGCTTATGCCGGGGCCGGCGTGCAGTTCGCCGACCTGACCAACCCGGCGACGCAGGCGACCGGCGATCCGCGCGGCGGCTTCCAACTGTCCGCCGCAGGCCCCCTCGCGGGCGTGGTTGGAACGGGGCCGAGCGGCGGCGCCTTCGTCATTGTGATGCCGCTCAATCCGGCGCAAGTTCTGTCCGCGAACCAGTTCAACCCGGGGCCGCTCTTCGGCGTGCCCCCGGTCTAACGGAGATAGCCCCATGCGAGGCGAGAGTGATCGCGAATGCAGGGCCAGCGGCGGCGCCCTGAAGCGGCAAGCCAGGAAGAACGTCGAGCGCGAGGCGCGCGGCGCTCACCCGAAGAATACGCCTGACGCTGCGCTCTCGCGCGGCGAGGGTCCGATCTTCAAGGCGGAAGGCGGCGCCGTCGATCGCGCAGACGGCGGCATCGTGGCTCGGCTCAAAGGTGGACGGGTCAAGAAAGCCTTCGGCGGGACGATCGGCGGCGGCGGCAAAAAGCCCTCGATGGGGCGAGCTGGCCGCAAGGGCGGCGGTGGCGTCGGCGCTGATCTCCACCCGAAAACGCACGATGCCGGCAGCGGCCCGAAGGGCAGGAAGATCATGAGCGAATCGGAGAAGATCCCGTAATTCGGAGAGACGCCCACGTCGCGACAATCTTGTCGAACCGGCAGCCCAGCCTTCTCAACAGGGGCGTCTTATCCGATAGCCGCCGCAAGGCGGCTTCTTTTTTAGGAGGGTTGAATGCGCCCGATCTCAGTCACTGGAGGCCCCGCCGCTGGCCCGTCGAACATGATCCGGCTCGACGAATGGGCCGACGCGCCCCTCGGTATTCAGGTCTCCGTCCAAGGCGCGGTCATCTTCACGGTGCAGCATTCGTTCGATGATCCGAATGACTTGATCAATCCGGTCCCGGTCGCCTCGATGTTTTGGGACGACAGCCTTGTTCCCCAGGCCACCGCCGTCGGCGCGACCGCTGGAACGACCTTCAGCATGGCGACCGCGCCGCTTTGGATGCGGCTCCTGATGGGCGCGGGCACGGGCACGGCCAAGATGACCGTCACACAATACAATGTTGTAGAAGGATGAGGGCGATCACCGCCACCGCGACCCCGGCCAACAACACGGTTCTCGTCCGCATGGACAATTATGCCACCGCCGTGGTCGGCGGGGCAATCGTCGTCTCGGGCGGCGGCCAGTTCCTTCTCGACTACAGCTTCGACGACCCCTGCGATCTCGTGAGCCCGGTCCCAGTCGCGCAGATGGCCTGGGATCGCACGCTTCTGCCTCCCGCCGCGCAAATGGGAACGGCGAATGTCAGTTTTCAGATGATGGCGTGCCCGCTGTATTTCCGGCTGACCCTGGGGACGGGCGTCGGCTCGGTGCGGGGGACGTTTCTTCAGGTCGGCGAGCACAGCCACTCGAACATCACGCAGGGGCCGTTCGCGCCGCCCTTCATGGCCGCCGCCGCGCCGACGGAGGGCTCGAACTCCGCCGCGATGTCGGCGCCGCGATGGCTGGCGCCGAAATGAGCGAGCCCCGCAATACCAGCGGGACGCTCAACTTCTTCCCGTCGCTGGGCGAGGTGACGCTCAACGCGCTCTCGCGCATCCGGATTCGCGGCCCGATGGTGCTCGCCGAGCACCTCCATCAGGCGTGGATGGAGGCCAACCTTCTTCAGGTCGAATGGTCGAACAAAGGACCCAACCTCTGGAAGGTCACCGAACAGGTCATCGAGACGGTTCCTGGCGTGCCGACCTATCCGATCCCCTCGACCACGATCATGGTGCTCAACGTCACCATCGGCACCGGAGACCCGCCGAACGAGACCGAGCTGACCATCACGCCAATGACGCGGCAGGAGTACACGATGCAACCGAATAAGTTGCATCAGGCAAGACCGACGACGTTCTGGTTCGACCGCACGATCTCGCCGACCATCACCCTCTGGCCGTGCCCGGAAACAGTCTACAACATGCATATTTGGAGCTTCGGGCAGCAGATGGATGCGGTGCAGCGCGGGGCGATGCAGCTCGACATCCCCTATCGCTGGCTCGACGCGGCGGCGTCCGGCCTCGCGTACCGGATGGCGATGCACTACGCGCCGGATCTCGAAGCGCAGCGCAAGGATCAGGCCGATGAGGCCTATCGGGTCGCGAGCACCCAGGACACTGAGACCGGATCGATCTACGTTTTGCCCATGATCCAGGGCTACTATGATTGAGAGGGTGGCCGCCGCAGGCATGTACTCTTTGGGCATCAACGATGCAGTGGCCTGCGGCGGCCTCTCCCGGCAGCGGTTCACTGGGCATCACTTGTTCATTGGCCGGGGATGTTCTCTAGCACGAACTGCAAGGTTGTCAATTAGCGGGTGAACCATGGGCTACGCGAGCCAATCCGGCCGAGCCATCACCAACCCCGGAGCGCCGCGCGCCTTCGGCGTCTGCGATCGTTGCTCAATTTGGTATAATCTACACAAGCTGACGTACCAATACGAATGGCAAGGCACCCAGCTCATCAATACGCGCATGCGCGTCTGCTACCTCTGCAAGGATCGGCCGAACCCTCAAATGAAGGCGAAGGTTGCGCCGCCTGATCCGGTGCCGGTGTACGATCCGCGCCCCGAGAATTTCATCCCCTCGCGCTTCGATCCGACGCCGATCGTGGGCAACCCGGTCGCGACCCAAGAGCGGCCTCCGCCACGGTTCCGGCCGATCGCGACGGAAGGCAGCGACCCGATAGCGATCGAGTGAGGCTCCATGAACAAGCCCATCCGTTTCCCTGATCCGTCGCAGCCGTCGTCGCCGATCCCCGGCGTGCCGGGGCCTGCCGAATGGGCGCCGAGCCAAGTCCCGATCAACCTCACGCCGATTACCGACTTGCCGCAGGGCAGCCCGCCCCTCGGCCCAGAGTGGATGCCGGCGGTTCAGGGCGGGATCACGGTCAAGCTGCCGCTCAGCCAAGTCTCTGGCTTCGCGGCGCCGCCGAACCCGCTGCCGGTCAACATGGGCGGGACCGGCAAGCCCTTCGCCATCCCCGGCGCGATCCAGCTTGGGGGCCTCACTCAGACTACCGATCTGCCGCTCGGTATGTTCGGGCAGATCCTCGTCGGCCAAACCAACGCCTCGCCCAAGTGGCTGGCCCCTGGCATGTCGGGGCAGCTGCTTGCCACGGCCGGCGCGGCGGACGATCCGGTTTGGGTCGACCCGGCCTTGCTCCAGGGGCAGCCCGGGCCTCCCGGTCCGATTGGCCCGCAGGGGCCACAGGGAAGGACAGGGGCCATAGGGTTTCAGGGCGCGCAGGGGTTCACCGGCCCGAGCGGGTTGCCGGGGCCAGCGGGGCCTCCTGCTCAATTTGAGAACCTGTTGGGGTCCTTCTCGAACCAGCCGACCAGCGCGCTGCCGACCAACGGCTATATCCCAGCCAACTGGGACGGGCAGAACAACCCGCTGAGCCCGATCCAGTTCTATCCCGGCCAAGCGCTGCTCGACACGCGCACCAAGCACATCTGGGGCTATGTCAGCACCCGCTGGAACGCGGTCGCCTGGGTGGACATGGGCGCGGGCGGCGGCCCTCCGGGTCCGCAAGGGCCGATCGGCCCTCCGGGGCCGCAGGGGGCGATTGGGCGCACCGCGATCGTCGTCGGGTCGTTCTCGGTCCAGCCGCCTTCGGCGCTACCGCCTGACGGCTTCATTCCCGCCGACTGGGACACTCCCGGCAATCCGGCCTTCGATTACCAGATGATCGAGGGCGAGGCGCTCGTCGACACGAACACCGAGGACGTTTGGCTGTTCTGCGGCGTCACCATCGACGCGGCCGGCTGGGTCAATCTCGGTCAGGTTCAAGGGCCACCTGGGGCGCAAGGCGCACAGGGCGTCGAGGGGCCGGTCGGGCCAGCTCCGCCTCCGACGGTTTCGCTGTTCTATCTCGCGAGCTTCCTCGGCCAGACCGATTTCTTCACGACCCAGCTCGACCTGTTCGGCAATGACTGGACCCTGGCCGTGGGCGAAGAGGTGGTGGCCGTCTTTCTCAATGGCGTGAAGCTGACGCCGAGCGGCGCCGGGTTCGTCGGCGACTATTCGGTCGATTTCACAAACTCGCGCGTTACCCTGGCGCAAGCGGCGCCGAACCAGTCGGTGGTGGAGATCGACGTCCAGCCGCTGGCGGAGGTGCTTCTCCCGGCCCAGGTGTACATCACCAAGCTCCGGCCGATCGCGCCGGACGGCGTCACGACCCAGTTTCCGCTGATCGACTCTACCGGAGCACCGGTTTCGCTGACTAATCCCAATCAGCTCTTCATCGTGTTCGACGGCGTGCAGCAAGAGCCAGGGGTCGATTTCGTCCTCGGCTCTGACGCCCGGTCGGTCGTCTTCCCGACCCCGCCCGCCGCCGATGTGCATTCGTTCACCGTGTTCGTCGGCAACTCCATGGTCGCGGGCAATGTGGTCATCCATGACACTTCGCTGTTCGGCGACGGCACGGTCAGCAATCCGCTCGGCGTGTTTATTGCCACCGAGACTGCGCCGGGGATCGTCATCGTGCCGCCGACCGGCTTGGCTGGCACCAACAATGCAATCAACTTGGCCCCTGACGGCTCGATCAGCGTCGAGGTCGATACGACTACCGGGCTTGTGGTTTCGCCGGGAGCGCCGAATCCGCGCACTGGTATGGCGACGGGCAGTGTGATCGCCGTCAACCTTGATGGGGGAAGCGCGCACGACTTCACGGGCGCGGGGGAACTGACCCTCAACGTCGCCACCCCGGCGCAAGTCGCCGCCGGCACGGACAACGTCAACCCGGTCACGTCGTTCACCATGCGGCAAGGCGGCGACGATCGCTATGTGCAGCTGACCGGCAGCACCATGACTGGCAACCTGACGCTCCCTGCCGTCATCTTCGACAACGGCGGTCCGATTTGGGCCATGGGCACTGTCGGGCAGGACTTCGTTGTAACGCGAAGCACGCTTGGCGGCGTCTATGTCGACACGCCATTGACCGTCGCCAATCCGCAGCCAACCGTCGCTGGCGAGGCGGAATTTCAATTTGCCGGCCCGGTCCTTCTCGACCGCGAGCCGACCGTGGCCAGTCAGGCGACGACGAAGCAGTACGTCGATCTCTTGGTGACGGGGGCGCAGCAATTCATCGGTTCGTTCAACGCCTCGACCGGGCAGGCGATCTTCACCGCAGCGTCCGGGCTGACGAATGGCCCGCTGCCGCCCGGGTTGCAGATCGGCTCCAACTGCTACGTGATTGTCGAGGTTTCGGGAACGCCGCCGGTTGGGCCGCCAGAGACGCTCGTTCAGGTCGAGGTCGGCGATTGGTGGATTTCGGACGGCGCGGCTTGGAGCTTGCTCGCGGTCGGCTCGCCTTCCGCCGTGCTCGCCTCGAACGTGGGCCTCGCGCCGTCGGCGTTCGGCGCTTCCGAGGTGCAGACGGCGCTGAACAACGCCGAAACGATAACGAGCGGTTTGGAGACCAACAAAGTCGCCAAGGCTGGCGATGTCATGATCGGGCCGCTGGGCTTTAACTTCAACGGGCCTGGAAGCGCGATCATATTTAGCGGTGGCGCGGAGATTTATAACACGAACCCCTCAACGATCACTTTGCGGAGGGGAGCGGACGACAGTCAGCCGCAGATCGTGAGCCATGACGGGACGGTCGCCAACGACATCGTCGACACCCAGACCGGGGATGCGCGTTACGTCAATCTGACTGGCGATATGATGGGCGGGAGTTTGAGCTTCCCGTCGATGGTTCCCGTTATTTGGGCCGGGAATCGTATTTACTCCAACGGCAATGTGCTCTCCCTGCAAAAGGGGCCGGGAGATCCGCAGCCGCAGATCATCAACAACGCTGGCACGACCGCCTACGACATCGTCGACACCAACCTTGGCGATGCGCGTTACGTCAATCTGGCCGGCGACACCATGACCGGCCAGCTGGTCCTTGAGAACGGGCTTCTCCTCAACCCAAACAGTCCGCCGCTCGCGCCGGCCGGCCTCATAATAAACGGCGGCACCATTGCCATGGTCGGCGGGCCGATCATTGGGCTGGGCGATCCAGTGAATCCGCAAGACGCCGCGACCAAAAACTACGTCGATAACACCGCGCTCGGGAACAAGGTCAACCGGACGGGCGACACGATGACCGGCGGCCTGGGCTTCGGCAGCGTCGCGCAGGGGAATGCACAAGATACTTCGCGGCATATCACGCTGTGGGGGACCACTGGCGCGACCTCGGGGACGTTCGGCTTTGGAGTCACCAGCGGGCGGCTGAACTACAACGTCAACAGCACCGCCAATTTCCACAGTTTTCTCACTGGCGGCGTCGAGAAATTCAATATCACTGGCAATGTCGTCAACTCCTTCGTCAATATAAATTTCCCTAATCTAAATCAGGGCCTGACCATGCCGGGTAGCATCGCCCTGTACGCGCCATCGAATGGCAATCTGAATGTTAATGCTGGGACGTTCACGGTTAACGGCAATGAAACAGTGAATGGCAATGTGATAGTCAACAATGGTTCAGTGCGAAACACAAACAATGCTGGCATTTACGCCGATGGCAATTCTAATACGAGCGCCAGTAATGGCTTTGTAGTGCGGGGCTCGAACGGTTCTGAGTTTTGTCGGTGGTATGGCGATGCTGTCGGCTATAACGGCCCAGCGGAAGCCCGCGCTCACTGCGCGACTTGGAATGGCGGCTGGTCCTATCAGGATTGCTGGTACACCGTGGTCAACTCGCCGCCGACTTTGTACGTCAACGGCAACGTCTCCTGCGGCAGCCTAACCAACCGATGCCTGCGCGAGATGAAGGCTGAAACGACAATCCGCGACGCGCGTAGGGATGAGCATCGGGCGGCATGGGATGCGCTGAAAGTTCGGAAGTTCAAGCTGCGCGACGACCAGTTCTTCGACTGGGGTCGCGAGCGCTGGGGCTTCGTCGCCGAGGAACTGCCGGAAGAGATCGCTGCTTACGCCGCGCCAGGAACGAGCGTCCCGGCCAAGATGGTCAAGAAAGTCGAAGGCCTCGACGTCGGCCAAGCGCTGGCGCTGTGCGTCGCGAAAATCAAAGAGCTTGAGGCCGAGATCGCGGCCCTCAAGGCGAGGCCTCAATGAGCACGCAAGCGCTCGACTTCGCCTTATGGATGCCGCCCATCGGCGGCGTGGCGGTCGGCGACGGCATTCAGGTGGCCTCGGTCAATCCGACCATCACGCAATGGGCCCAGGTCGGGGCCGGAGGCGGCGGCGGCATCCCCGACGCGCCGAGCACGGGCGTCACCTTCGGCCGAGTGAACGCGAGCTGGCAGCCGGTGCTGACGGCCAACTCGGTGGTCGACGCGGGAACTTTCTAAGAGGGCTGAGCCATGCCGAACCAGATCCAGATCCTGCGCAGTTCGACGGCCGGCGCGCGCCCCGCCGGCAAGCAGCCGGGTGAGCCCTACATCAACTTCGCCGATGCGCAGTTCGGCGTGTTCAATGCGGCGCCCGTCGATCTGATCGCGGTCCGATACTTCAGCACCCTCTCCGCCTACGCCGCTGGCGACCATGTGATCCAGGCCGGCATCCTTTACGTCGCCAATGCTGCGACTGGCCCTGGCCCGTTTCTCCCCGCCTTTTGGGACACGGTGAGCGCAGGCACGGGCGGGCCGTTCCTGCCGCTAAGCGGCGGCATCATGAGCGGCGCGATCACCACCCTCCCGCCGGTCGCCGCGACCGACGCCGCCAACAAGAACTACGTCGACACGATGGTCGCCAATCTCCACCTGTTCCTGGGGACGTGGTCGGTCGCGGCGAACAATCCCAACATCAGCGGCACGCCTCCCGGGATACAGACCGGCGACTATTACATGGCGACCACTGTCGTCCCGGCCACCCCAGAGACGGCGCCGGGAGGCGTCCTCGGCATCGGCGGCACGCAAGTCAATAACGGCGATCTGGTGATCTGGAATGGCGCGCTGTTCCAACGAGTGCAGGGCTCGGGCCTGACCGTGGTCGAAGGCGACGCGCGCTACGTGATGCTGGCCGGTGGGATCATGACCGGCCCGTTGGTCCTCGACGCCGACCCGACCGCCGCGCTGGGCGCTGCGACCAAGCAATATGTCGACGACTTGGACGCGCTGATCGCTCAGTATCTGCCTCTCGTCGGTGGAACACTGACAGGTACGCTGAATATTTCTCCACCCACCGTCAGTGCCCGTCTGAATTTAAATTCAACAGGTTTAAATGCTCTTTTGCAGCTTAATTCTGTAAACGGCCTTTCTGATATTACAATGGGAAAGGCGTCCAGTGGTGGTTATTCGTCTACTATTACAGGCGTTGTTGGCGCAACGCAGGACACCCGCTGGCGGATTGATTTAGTTGATGCGACCGCCGAAACTGGGGGTAATACTGGCTCTAATTTTGGTATAGTCGCATTTAGCGATGACAATTCGACGACTATCACGCCGCTTTCGATTGCCCGCGCGACTGGTGTTGTCAATTTTTCTACTACCCCCACCGTTGTTGGGGTTCCAATTGGCGGCATTGCCGACGCACCGAGCGATGGCAACGCTTACCTACGCTCGAATGCAGCATGGTCGACGGTGATCGACGCCGGAACATTCTAGGAACTAAGGCCCATACGGGCGGCTCCACGGAGCATGAGGCTAGATAGCCATGGTAAATAGGGTCCAGACGCTTCGCTCGGCGGTGCCGGGTTCCGTTCCTCCTCCCGGCACCCGCCAGCCCGGAGAACTCTGGATCAACTTCGCCGATCTCTCGCTCGGCCTCATCGACACCACCCAGACGGCGCAGGCGCTGGTGGCGGTGCGCTTTTTCTCCACCTTGGCCACCTACGCCGCTGGCGATTATGTGGTCGCGGCTGGGGCGCTGTACGTCGCCAACTCCGCCACCGGCCCGGGCGCATTTGTTCCTGCCGATTGGGATGCGGTGAGCGGAGGCGGCGGCCCGGGCGGCGGCCCGTATTTGCCGTTGGCTGGTGGAACACTGACCGGGCCACTGACGCTCGCGGGTCCGCCGGTCAATCCGAATGACGCCGCGACCATGGCTTTTGTTGCCGCCTCTGTCGCCGGCTATCTGCCGCTGAGCGGGGGCACGCTAACTGGCGTGGTTCGGTTCCCCAGCAACAACAGCTTCGTGATCAACGGGGCGGCCGGAACCCAAAGAGCGATCCTCACTCAGACGGCTGGCGCTAATCGTTGGCAGATGATGCTCGGCGACGTCACCGCCGAGTCGGGCCTCAACGCCGGGTCGAATTTTTCGCTCACCGCGCTCAGTGACGCAGGCGCGGTTCTCAGCATACCTCTGTCGATCAACCGGGCGACCGGCGCGGTCACCATCGCTTCGACCACTGGCCCCGGCTCCGCTTCGCCGACGCTCGCCCTCAATGAGTCCGGCACTGCTTCTGGCAACCTCATTCTGGGGCAGCGCAACGGGCTCGCGCGCTGGCAAGTGTCGCTCGGCGATTACCTCGGCGAGTCGACCGGCAACGCGGGCTCGAACTTCCGCCTCGACCGCTACAGCGACGCCGGGGCGCAGCTTACGCCTTCGCCGCTGGTGATCGCCCGCAATACCGGGGTGGCGACCTTCAGCGCGATCCCGAGCTTCCCGGGCGGCGCGGCGGGCAACGCCTTGACGACCGACGGGGCGGGCGATCTGTCGTTTGTGCCGATGCCAGCGCCTTCGACTACGCTGCCGTTGGCGGATAGTGGGACGGGGGCGATCGGCTCCTTGGCCACCTCTTTCGCGCTGGCCGACCATGTGCATCCGGCGTCATCAGGAAGCGCGCTGGATATCACTTATTTTGGCGACGGTTCGGACGGCGCGGTGACCATCACGACGACCGTCGCGCTGACCCGCGACATGTACTATTCCAACTTGACGATCAGTGGCGCTGGCATCCTGCAAACAGTGGGCTGGCGGGTATTCGTGTCTGGCATACTCGATCTTTCGGCGGCGGGCCCTGGTGCGATTGCCCCTACGAGCTTACCGTCGACCGTTGGAGGCAATGGCGGAAGCCCGACAGGGGGGACCGCCGCGTTGGCTAGGTCCGGACAATGGTTCGTGGGTTCGGCGGGCGGTGTGGGCGGCGCAGGTTCCAGCACCGCTAACGGCAATGGTGCTGCTGGAGGGACGGTTACCAACCCAAATGGCAGTACGGGTTGTCTCGGCGGCAATGGTGGCGTTGGCGGCGTTGGCGGAACTCCTGGGATCGGGGGGGTTCCAGGGAACGGTGGCACCAATAACTATGTTTTGGGTCGCCTTCGTTTTCCAATGGTTATCCCCATTTATCCTCCCACTGGCAGTACCCCTATGTATTGTGGCGGCCTTGCCGGTTCGGGCGGCGGCGGAGGCGGCAGCGCCGCGAACGCAAACAACAATGGCGGCGGCGGCGGCGGTGGTGGCGCAGGCGGCGTTCTCTTCATCTGGGCGCGCACCATCAATCGCGGCGTAGGGACGGCGGCGGGAGTGATCAATCTGTCGGGCTTCAACGGCGGCAACGGCGGCATTGCTAGCAGTTCCGGCGGAGGTGGAGGCGGCGGCGGAGGCGGTGGCGGGGTCTATCTTGTTTTCAAGTTTCTGACCGGGACGCCTGTAGCCAATGCGATCAACCTGTCAGGCGGCAATGGCGGCAACGCCGGCACCGGGACTGCTGCCCTACAAGGGCAAGGCGGCGCGGGCGGCAGCGCAGGGACTTTGACGATGTGCGACCTCACCGCTGACACGGTTACAGCGCAAATCGGGCCGCCGGGTAATCCGCCAACCGGCACCGGCAATGTGACCGGCGGCTTGGGCGGCGTAGGCTTGTTCACCCTATGAGCACGATCATCGACAAATATGGCCGGGAGATCACCGTCCGAACGGGCGTTGTGACTCAAGGTGCTCCTGGGGCGGAGGACGTCTATTCATTTGACGGCGTCGATGTCTGGCTCCCGACCGGGACGCCTGAATATCTCGCCTTAGCGACGATTGAGGCGATGGCCCCGGATTGGTGGACGACGCCAGAGCCGGATCAAGGGCCGCCGTCGTGAGCTACACCTACGCCAGCTTCCAGAAGGCGCTCGCGCTGGAGATGATCATCCCCAACGCCAACGTGAGCGATCCGAACTTCGTCGCCATCCTGCCGACCATCGTCGATTACGCCGAGCAGCGCATCTATCGCGAACTCGACCTCCTGGCCACCCAGGTGGTGCAATGGTTCGCCATGACCCCGAACTCGCGCGCGCAGAGCTTCGCGGCTAGCAGCTCCGTCTACGCCAATCATACCCCGGCGCAGCAAATCCTCGTCGTTGAGCGGGTCCGGGTGATGCCTCCCACCGCGACCCCTGGCGGCGGCTTCAATCA